GCCTGCGTTTTTATCGCCTGTTGCAACGTCTGCCAGAAGTTGCGCCATATTCTCAGCCGTTTGCATTTGTAACTCGGCAAAGGCTGCATTAACAGCGGTTAAAGCTTCCTCTGTTTTGGCCGCCCATTCTGCCGTTTTAATTGCCGATGCATTTAAAGCGCTTGCGTGCTGTTGAAAACTTGCACTGTTGCGGTCCGCCATTACCTTAATTGCATCGCTAACCTCTACAGTGGTAGCAACAACTTCAGGGCCTTCTTCAATTATATCTGTAAATAATGGCTCGCTTCTTATGTCATCCAATACAGGCGGGATCTTGTCAAGCTCCGCCAATACGTCGGCCATTGATTGCTTAACAATCGGATCCACTGGAGCCAACAAACTGCCGCCTGTATTCTTTGCGGTGAGTTGCTCAGTCTCTTTAATAACCGCTTTGGTAATCTTTATTTTTTCCTTGCCTACTACTTTAGTCGCTTCGATTTCATCCAGTGCGAGCGAGTGCACTTTATTTTGATAAGCTTCGTTTAAAGTTGTGCGAACTTGTAGGCTTTCCTTTTCGTATTTTTTACGAACTTCAGCCTGTTCTGCGGCGCCTCTAGTTATTCTTAACTCATCATCTTGACGCCTAGCAATCAAGTGCATTGCATCAATGCCCGCCTGTTTGTATAATCCTTTTTGAGTTTCTAGGCTTTTGCGTTTTAAATCTAAAATAAACTTTTCGCTTTTTCCCTCTGCTTTTGCTGTTGCAATCGCAAGCTCCAAACGGCGCTCCTCAATTTTTATTTTCTTTTCGCCGTTAGATAGCAGCTCGCTTTGTGCTTCTTTTAAACGCTCAATATTTTTTTCAACTGCTGCAGTCTCTGCTGCAAGTTTACTTAGCAAGTATCCAACCGCTGCAATGGATGCCGTTAGGATTACCCAAGGCCCTGCCGCTAACGCTAAATTCATTGCCCTAGTTGCTACGGTTGCGCCGTTAGTTGCTGCCGTATAAATGCTAGTAGCCGCTGCGCTTAGTCCTTGTCGCACTGCGCTTTCTGCCTGTAGGGCATTACCTACCGCAGTCAATCCGTTGACGATGGCCATAGCAGATTGCAGCTTGACCATAGCCTCCTGCAAATCCTTTCCGCCCAAGCCTGCTAATTGCATGGCTCCCTGCATCGCTCCAAAGGCTCCCGCCGCCGCCTGCACTCCACCTAGCACAGCATCTAGTCTACGCGTATCACTCGCAAAATACCCAACTTCCGCACGCGTGTCCGCGATGCTGTCCTTCATGCGGCCCGCCTGTTTAATTATTTCATTAGCAACTTGGGCAAACTCTGGACCCAATGCCCGGGCTTCCATCGCCAACTGAGTCAACTGCCGCACGCTTCCCATTGTTGGGTTACGCGTAGCAATAGACGCCAAACGTTCCTCCATCGACTTAGCCGACTTCGCAACCTCGGCACTCATTTGGTTGCTGCTCTTTTGAACTATAGCAATGGCTTTGTTAAACCCTTCGCGCAGTTTCTCAATGTCTGCGCCAATTACAATATTTAAACTTTTAGCCATTAGATTATAATTTTATCACCAGTTTCTAAAAGCACAAAGTCGCCACTTTCCAAAAGCAAATCAAACTCAGGAAGCGGAGCCGTATAAATATAATTAAGCAAATAGTCTTGGCTAATTTGGTATAACCCCGCAAACGCTGCCGTATCGTCCGCTGTGTGATTCTCGCCGTCGTATTCGATTACTTGCACGTAAGAATCGTTATAAGTATCTGGAGTGCTAGCGTCATCAAAAGCAACTCGCACCTGCGCAGAAAGTTCTACAGCATCCGCAAAGCTAGTAGCATAAACATTAACTTGCACCCTTGCAAATTCTGTGCGACTGTGCCCTGAGTTAGTTGGGTTGGCTGCAATGGAAACAAGGTTGTAACTGATTGCGGGAAATGCTGACTCTTGCGGGATTCTAACGGGGTTTATCCGCGTGCCTACTAACGAAGTGACCCCCGCCGCATTGCTTAAAATTGAATAGACTATTTTTATAGGGGCGCTCATGCTTTCGCGTCTGGGGTTAACTTATCAAAGACATGCGAATATAACTTTAAAGCGTCGTGAATAGATAAGTAATCGGACTGCTCCCAAGGAAATGTTAACAGACGTTTGGGCTCAATAGGTTTCTTTAAGTGCGGGGCCATGCCGGTAGCAACAGCCCAGCGGGTTATTTCCCATTGGTTGCGATACTGTTGCTGCTGAGCTTCGCGCATCCCTTCCAATTTCAAACGCCAAAAGCGAGGCGTTGAAAGTAAAAACTCGCTTTCGCTTAGCATCATTTCGCCGTAAGCAATGCGCTCAATCTTGCGCCAAGTTAGCGGGGCGCTGTCGCCCTTGGCATTTACTCCCCCGTTGAATCTTCAACAGGTGCAAAAAAATCTGTAATTGCTGCCGTGAATCCTTCTAACGCGGGGCTAATTTCTTGAAACTTTTTAATGGCAGCGCCTAACTTTTGCACGGTCGGGTAAGGCGTTTTTTTATCCTGGATCTCGTAGCCTTCCAAGATTCCGTAAAACGCGCAGCTAAGTGCGAAATCCATAGACTTGGCTAAGTCCTTTTGCAGGTTTAAATCCGCAAAGGTTTCCATCCCTGCAACCTCCATAATGTTGCGCAGGCTGTTCATGTTAAATAAAAGGGGGTGACTTGCACCCCCGATTTTTATTGTAGTGCTCATGGCACAAATATAATACTATTAGGCAACAGTGCCAATAGTCAAAGCGCCAGACCCCTGCAAGGTGCCAGTCCAAGTTGCTTTGTCGTTGTTAGGTGCGCTAAGTGACAAGCTAGTAAAGAAAGCGGTACCGCTATATTTTTCGTCGCCTGTTACGTTTGAGCTCATTACAATAGTCAATAAAGTACCTGCTAGCAAATCGGTAGCTAAGTCTTTAAAAGATTGTTGAGTTGCTCCTACGCTTGAATCATCTTCAAAGATTGCTTCAACGTTCAAAGTGTAGCCATACTCGCCGGCAATAAATTCCTTTGCGCCTGCGCTGTCTTTACTTGTTACGTCGATCATATCTTTTGAAATGTCGATAGAGTTAGAAGTTGCGTTTGCAATCTTCTTAAGTGAGCCGCTCACATCTTTATAGATGCTTATGAGCGTGCCGTTAACTGGTCCTGTGGTTGGCATGATTATTTATATATTAAGTTATTTTTTTTAGCTAATTTGGCTAGGATTTTATCCACGCCGTTTATAATTCCGTCGGTTACTCTGCCCGCGTTCTGGTCTAATGCCGGGCGCATGAATGGGCGCGCTTCAATGATGCCAGTATAGCGGCCTGTCTTTTCCTGTATACGCGCAACAGTGCCATATTCAAACATCGGCCCGAGGTAATTATTGTAATATTCTTTGCGCAATCCAATCAGCACTTTCGTTTTATTGTCTTTATCCTTGCCAGTAATAAAGCCGATTGATGCCGCCAAGTCTCCGCCTTCCTTTGGCGCTAGATTCTTTGCACTACTAATTATTGGTAATGCCTGAGCTTTGAGCATGCGCTGAAATTCGGGGTTATCGATTTCGACCCCCATTGCTTTTAAGGCGTCTATAACCTCGGCAATATTTTCAACGTTTTTGCTCACTCTGTTAGTTCCGTTTGTAGCTTCAAATATAAATTCCTTGCTAGGTTTGCAATGTTAACAATGTTATGATTCAAGCCCGCGTCAACTATTCTATGCTTAACGCTTACCGCTGAATTATAGCGGATAGTATAGTAAACGATTTGCTTATGCTCTCTGCGGTCGGCATTCACTTGCTCGCTTCCGCTTTCCTGTTCTACGCGCTGAGCCCAAGCCGTTGCGTATTCAGTCCACGTTTGTAATTTCTCACCTGTATTCGCGTCGATAGTTTCCGCATAACTCTGCAAACTAACTAGTACATCCATAGATCCCGACTGCATTAGAGTATTATTTGGATTTTGTAAGGGTCTAAAAGATACTCAAAGCCTAAAGATATCTTGGCTTGGATGGTTCCCACTACAATAGCATTTCTATTATCGTAATACTGACCGACTAAAAGCAAAGCGGCGTGTTTAATTGCCATTGGAAAAATAGTATCTGGGTCAACGCTTGCTGTGCCAACTGGATTAAATCCCTCGCTTACTTCAATAATATACTTAATCGTATCGTCGGTTATTGAGTCGGGCGCAGTATTGATAAAAATATTTCGTGAGTAGTTGCCCATTGGGTCAGGTGCTACTAACCAATCACTGCCAGCAAATGCCGTTACCGCTTGGCTGCTGTTTACATAGCTCACAGAGTTAACAGCCAACACGCGGCTATTTACGCGCAGATAATTGCCAGAAGGTATATTGAGCCCATTAACGGGATTGATTAGCGCAGGCGAGCCCGTAAAGCTATCAAAGCCATATTTAGCCGTTCCCTTCTTAATCGAGTATCCTAAGTAATTGCTGCAGGCGTCAACGGCCATACTGATAAGACCGCTAATATAACTGTCATCATCTGAGGCAGTAACGCGCAAATGCTGCTTAGCGTCGGCTAAACTTAAATAGTCGGTTGCTACATTGGCAAAGGCTGTGTATCTTCTTGATTTAAACATTATTCGGCGTCTAATTCGGTCTCAGGGTTAGTCGGTTTCTTTTTGGTCTTAGGTGCAGCTACAACTTCAACAGCCCCAGCCTCAAGTAACAACTCGGCTTGCTTTGTTTCAATGTCTACCACCTCCCCCAAGTTATAACTTAGGTTAAATTGCCCTGTTGGATTGATCAAAAATTTTACTAACATTTGGCCCGTGGGGGGTGCAGTCAAGACCCCCCGCAGCACTCGGACTTTTACGCCCCCGAGCGGGCTAGTTGTTAAGCTACGATATCTTTACAAACTGCGAAGGCAGTAGGCTGCAACAAATTGCAATCCATGTAAGCGTTAAGCACAACGTTAGTTAAGCCAGCAGTAGCTCCAGAATATGGGTCTACTGTGAGCTCCATTCCGCCGAAACTCGCAATAGCCATCTTGCTGAAGTCTCCGAAGATCATTGCAGACAAAGTGCTAGACGATCCTTTGCTCAAGTTACTAGGAACCAAAGTTGTTGTTGCAACATTGTAACCGTTCAACTCAGTGCCACCAGAAGGCCAGATAAAGTTACCTTCTACGCCTGAGGCTTGGCGGGCGGTAGTTTGCAATTTAGCTTTCACCAATGGGTTAGTCAAGTAAGCAACACCGTTTCCGTTAGCGTTCTCAACGGCTTTCATCAAGTTAACAACATCGGCCCAAACTGGAGCGATTCCGTTAGCGTTGGTAGAGTTAGAAGTTGCGCCACCTGCGAAAGTTACGTTAACGTTAGCGTTTGCAATAATACCAGTAGGCTCGTTAGAACCACCGCCTTTAATAGCAGCAGTTTCCAAAGATTGGGCCATAGCATTAAGCAACCAATTTCTAACGTAAGCATCAATCGAGTTGCTAGATTGCAACATCAACTGGTTAGACACCTGAATATAGGCAGCCAAACGCTTAGGGCTAAAAGTGATTTTTGAGAAAGCGGGGCTCTTTTCGGTAGCTGTTCCGTTTTCAGTATTCCAACCTGCGCTAGGTACAGTGCTAGCAGTAGGCATATCCAAGTTGCCAACCAATCCGCTCAAACGTTGAACGCCCAAGTTAGCTAAAACTGTGCGAGGCAACAAAACGTCAATGATTGAACCTACAGAAGTTTGAACGTTAACGCCACCTTCAGAACCAGAAGTTCCGCCTGTTGCAGTCATGTCGCGCTTAAATACCGCGGAAGGGATTTTAATAGAGTGAGCAGAAACGCTAACGCCTGAACGTTGGAACTCGTCGCCACCCATTGCACTAAATTCTCCTTCAACACCTTCACGGCGTCCAGTAACAGCCATTTCAATAGCGCGCTTAAAGCTGTAAGCGTCGGCCATGTTAGACTTTTCTTTTTCTTCGCTACGGCTTGCGCTGTGGCCTGCTGCCTGAGCTGCAAGGTTTTGCAATTTCTCTAAGGTTTCAACCTCTGCTTTGATCGCGCCCAAACGAGCTTCGATTTCGCTTAAGCGGTTAGTTTCAGTGTCAGCCATAGAACGTGCTTCACGCTCGATGGTAGATTGTAGGGTAGACAATTCGCCTAGCAAACGTCCACGCTCTTCTTTTAGGGCTTTAATTTTATTCATGATTTTTGTTTTTTTTAATAGTTTGTGTATCTGGCTAATGCAAGTTTTAAAATATCTGCGCTTACTTGACTTTGTTTTGCGGCTTCAATTTCTAACTCTTGGTCTCTTGTTGCTGCGATGCTGCGAGCGTCTGCTTCTGTATCCTCGTAAGCGGGATAAGTTACAGGGCTCACGTCGTATAGATCCTCAATCATTGAAATAGAACGCTTGCCCATACTGCCATACTTTTCGGACTCGCTCCAGTTCTGTGATTTAATTGTAAATGCAAATGAGCTCTGCGTAATGTCGCCGCGCATAATGCTGCGCACTACTGACATGTGCGTAGGGTTCTCATAATCTGGTATCCAAGTATATTCAAGATTGCCGTCGCCATTTACAAACACTCTGCAAGTATCTGCCTTTGTGCGGCCCAAAATTAAATCGGCTTCGTGGTTAAACAAACAACGGATATCGTAATCCTTACTTAAAGCATTATCAAACGCCCCGGCCATTATAACCTCTTCAAAGTATCCAAGGTCAGTAACTGAATTAATAACGGCAGCGATGCCACCAATTTCTTTTGGCATGCCTTCGCCGTCTGCTCTGGTGTGGACGGTGCCCGTAAATGTGCGCCTTTCTTGTTTCATTTTAATTTATTGTTTGGTTATTTACGCCGTCTGGGTTATTGTTTTTGTCTGCGGTCGCCATAAGGTTTGCAATCTTGGCATCCATATACTCGTTGATCTGACTGCTAGGCATTAAGTTGGCCTCGATTAAATATTCGTCGCCACCATCAAACGCGTTTACATCCTCATAAACCCGCGCCTCGTTACGTGAAAGCCAGCCGCCGCGGATGCCTTTATTATAATAGTCTGCTCGCTCGTTAGCGGAGGCCCTCAATAGTGAGTTAAAATTGAATTTAAAGTAATATGTAAGCTTGTCATTTTCTGTAAGCAACTTACGCGCTAGCTCTTGCTCAATGTTAATTGCGTAGCTCATTAAAGTGCGGGCGTAAAAATCTTGGTATTCCTGTTCAACGCTTGACTTAATCCCTGCGGTTGCGCCAATCATTGACGCGGGCACTCCAAAGATTCGCGCGATTTCCTCGCTGCTAAATTTACGGGTCTCCAAGTACTGTGCCTCTTCAGGGCTTAGGCTAAGCTTCTCCATCTTGATGCCGTTGGGAAGCACAGCGCTACGGCTTGCCCCGTCGATAACATCGTCGAGGGATTTTTTCAAAGGCCCTGCTTGATCTATTTTTATCTGGGCGTCTGACGTTAACAAAAATTTCAATACTCCATTTTTATAAACGCCTGCGCTCTGGCTGATTGCTGCCAAGTCAATGCCTAAAGTTTCGGCGTGCAATACTACAGGGCTTAAACCTACTAGCGGATTATCGCCACACATTCCTTTAAAGTGTAGCATTTCAGTAGCGGGTATCATGCCCGGGTATCCTGCGAGTGTAACCTTGTAAAACAAAAGGCCGTCCTGCATAACAGGGGTAACGTACTGCGGCGCGATTGGGTGCAACTCAATGCCGATATTCCGAACATCGCGATTAATAAAAGCGTAAGCGTTGCCAGTTAGCGCCAAGTGGCTGGTCATGTACTTGGTGAAATCGTATTTTGTTTGATAGGGATTCGGCTCGTTAGTTAAAGCTGTGGCGTAGTGGATTATAATTTGGTCCCTGCTTTGGCCATCGTCTTTATACAATTTCAAACCAAGCCCCGCGATTCCGTCCGCAATAACTCTAACGCAAGCGTGCACGGATGCAATGCTTAACGCCGTTGTAT